ACACCTTCAGCTCTCAGCTCATTATAGAGCATTGTATCCCATAGACGAACTTGCGAAAAAATCTCATGCAAACGAACATGACCCATATAAGCCATTGTTAGAGCAGAGAACATGAAATTCAATTTCTTGTCAATATTCTCAACGAGACGAGCGTCATGGATGTTGTAGTCCATGAACAAATCGTAATTCGTCTCATAAAGATCCATAAGGTTACCATACTCGGAGTAATTGATTTTGCGTTCACCGAGCTCAACGTGAGCGACAAAATCAAGGGAATACCTTTCGAGCTTTCTCGGGCTGAATTTCTTGTATAGCTCCAAATAATCGTATACTGTTATGCCAAGAATGCGATAGCTCTTTTGCTCGCCTTGGATTTCAATTTCATTGAAGACGCGAGACGTATAAGGGTGGAAAGGAGATAGTTTAGCGGCAACATTCTCCCCTAGAACATTAGTAATTCGATTCACGAGATATGGGACGTCAAACCCCTGAACGTTCCAACCAGTAATGATGTCTGGCTTTAGACGATTCCAGTAATTGACAAATTTGACCAATAAATCGCTCTCATTTTCGCACAACACATACTCGTCACTGTCATTTTTAACCTTATACGGCTTGGTCCCCCAGCTCACGAACTTGTCTTTTCCGAAACACTTCAATGTGATGGCAGTGATTTCCTGGTCAGCGCGATCAGGCGACGGGAATCCATTATCAAACTTTGTTTCGATATCGATGTTAGCAATAACGAACTTACTAATATCAAATTCGATTTCGCGAGGATAACGATGCGCAATAAATTGATGCGGAAGACTCGTTTGACCATGGATAGGGGAAATGTCTTTGTATTCGCGAATGAATTCCAGCGCGTCATCAATGCCGCTAAACTCTATTCTACTCAAACTTTCGCCGCGCAATCCTTTAGAATCTTTACGCTTGCCTTCAATAAATAACTCAATAGGGAATCCATCAATAACTTCGAGTTTCCGCTCTCTGCCATCCCAGTAGCGATGAAATAATCGTGAGCCTTGCTGGTCAACAAATGTATAAAACTCTTTCATCAAACCTCCATGAATTTAAATTTAAGCCAAATTTTGGCTAACACGTTCAATATTATAAGCTCAGCATTCCTGACTTTATTCCTAGCGATGCTTTTTATTGTGATTATAAAAGCGGGAAGAAAGATGGATATGACTGAGCTTTTCAAGAATGATGTAAATGATAGACTAAGTCACACCAAATTTTGGAGCAATGTTGCATATTTCGCAGCAACAGTTGCATTTCTGAATCTTAATCTATTCAATAGCGGAAATGTGTCAGGTGTGCTAGAAGCTGTTTGGGTGATTTATCTCGGAGTGGTTGCAAGCAATGCAGTGGCTAGTAAATGGATTAGCCATAGATACAAAGGATATCAAGAATATCAAGGATATCGAGGAAGATACTACCGAGATGAAGATGAATCAGTTTCTATAGAAAGAACACGTTCGTTTAAAATCGACAACCCTGATGAGTGAAAATCAAAAATTCTCAATCCGCTGGAAAAGAATTAGCTGATATCGTTCCATGACAGAAAGTTGTTCAGTCAACAAATTTCTTTCATATTCAGGAAGATTATTAAAAGCATCTGAATTGAGAAATTCTTCAAGTTTTGAAATCTTTAAATCGATGTCTCTCTTCTCAGATCTGACTCTATCTTTGTATCCTTCATTGACGTCGTCAGTAACCTCGTCATACGTCATCCTGAAAATATCGTCCTTGCACGGATAATATTCGCCCTTTACGCCACGGATAACCCAATCCCTGACGCTAACTCGATGAGGTCCTTCTAGCGTTTGAATATCGAATGATTCAAACCGCTCAATCGGCGTGTGCACGCATCTGCCACAAAACGCAGCAATCTCTTCAACATTATCACCAGTCCATTGAACAGCATTAATAATCACTGGTTTTTTACGAAATTTTGCCATTTATGCGCCCCTAACTTTATTGAATAACAACAAAAATGACCCTTCAATTCACAAGCATCTAACCTTTTTGCTGCAATATGAAGGGTCAATTATATTAAAATTCTAAAGGCTGTCAACCAAGTTGAATAGAGCCTGCAGACGCTTCAACGATGCCTGAACCGAACATCTGATTGTAATGATTTCTGAGCTCAACAATAGGCGTAAACGGCTGTCCAAAGAAGCAATCGCTCAGCTTAATTGTGACGCTCTGCTCTTCCATCATTCCAAGAAAAGGAACAAAAGAAGCATTATCCCTTTGCGTCACCACAAGAACGGGCTTATTGACTTTGAAATTCCCGTCCATATCTTCCTCGAAGTCGCCCACGACGAGACCCATTTGCATGAAAACTGCTTTAATTGCCATATTATACCTCACTTACCAGTTGAACCAAACCCGCCAGAACGATTTGTTTTAATCGACGGGGCATTAGAAAGAAGATTGAACGAAGCTTGAATTACTGGAACTAATTCAGCTTGTGCAATACGATCGCCTTGCTTAATAACGAGGCGATGTTTGCTTTGATTGAAAATGATGACGTATGAAGGGTCAACATAGTCGCTGTCAACCACGCCAACACCGTTCGCCAAAGCAGCCGCCTGCTTCAACGCAGACCCACTCCTAGCATAGATTAGCATCTTCCAGCCTTCAGGAATATCGAAAATGATATTAGTGGGAACGAGCGCTCGTTCCCCCGAGTCGATGACAACGCCTTTGCTATTCCCGTTTTCTACAAAACTCTGAACGAACCGTTCTGTCTCTGTATTATGCGAGGAATAAACCTTGACTGTTTCGATGCCAGTGAAATCAGCATACAAGTCAAAGCAAGCGCTACCAGGAGTCGCATAACTAGGAGTTTTGACCGTATCATACAATTTGTAGATGCCTACAGGAACAATCTTCTTATTGGAAACAGAGAAAGAAGCGAGCATTTCGCCAACATTGATTGTGTTACTCTCATTAGCATCTTCTGGAAAAACAGCGTTCAATTCAACCACTCCCAAATCAATTTCATCAGTCTCTTGCTTATTATTTCGACGCTTTGCCATATTCATTTCAGTCAACCTTCTTTCCGATGTTGTACTTTGACTTCAATTCCCATTTATCTTTTTCTTTGAATGGAATGACTGTCACTCTCGTTTTAGGATCATATTCAGGAACCTTCTTCAAAATCTTGACAAGACCCCATTGATTGAGCATATTCGCGATCAATGCAGTTCTGCTAAGGTCTTCCGAGCTAATTTCAGTTTTATTATATCGCCCATCAAGCAAAAACAATTGTTTGAAATGAACAATATAGTATCTACCTTTTTTATGAAGGATATGACAACTTTGCCAAAGAACTGGCCGCTCATTACCATTTTTGCGACTTGCCAGCCCAATTCGCGTCAGAGTTTCTTTGATTTTCAAAAACTCATCGCTGTCAACCGATTCAATTTCAATAAAATTTTCAAGAATATCATCTCTTTCTGTCATTTTTTCATCGCCTTTCCGCCTTTTTCAAGATTTTGCTTGATTTCAGCCATATTGTTAATCAATAAAGGTAGAACCTCCTTAGCTCGTTGATATGAGTATCCATAGTATTCTTGAATGATTGCAATACTTTCTTTATCATCCTCATTCTTAGCCCACTTCCCATATCGGCGCTTTTTTGGCACACCATAGTACAAGAACGCATAATGCATGTCCTTGTCAACATTATTTAATGTATTCATTTCGTTCGCAAAATAAATAAGATCCTTTTGCTGACTCAATGCACGATTTATAATGTACGGCTGGTAATCTTTCAAATCAGATGATTGCAGAACGCCGCCTTGCTTCTCATTTATGTTATTGAGATAATCAATTAAGGATAATTTTTCACTCATTTGAACTCCACTTGAGCCATTATTTCAGTGAGCATAGCAACCAAATTGATTTCTTTATCCATGACAAAACTATTCTTGTAGTCGTATTGAGCAAGAGTTAGAACTAGTTGAGGAATGCTCCCAGGCTTAACAAAATCCTCGGCGCGCTCATAAATTGCACGAGAAATCAAATTGAAATCATTATCGAGATTGTCGGCGACCCATTTACGCATTTCGGGCCATTTTGTAGTGTCACGAAGGTATCCGTACAATTTCTTGATACTGTCATCGCTCAAACTAGTAAGAACTGCGCCTTCAATGGCGCCGCCAGATGAGTGACGCTGCAGCTCGTTGAGGATTTTTCGAAAGTCAGGGAAGTATTTTACCAGAACCTGGGCCAATACTTTCTTGTCATAAGAAACTCCCTCTTTCTCGAGAATTTCCTTAACGCGACGGTCGAATGACACGACCATTTGTTGTTTTTCTTCTTTTGAAAATTGGAAGTCAATGACCGCGCAACGACTTTTCAGCGGATCGATGATTCTGTTAGCATAATTCGCCGTCAAGATGAAGCGACAATTTTTGCTGAACTCTTCAATGAAATTACGAAGCGCAGGTTGCGTTGAATTTGCATTCAAGTAATCCGCCTCGTCAAGAATGACCACCTTATAGCTGCTAGTGAACGACATCGTCGACGCGAAGCTTCGAATTGTCGTGCGCAGAACATCGATATTGCCGTTCTCGGACGCATTAATCATCAAGTAATCAAGCCCCAACTCATTGCAGAGAGCCCGAGCAACAGTCGTTTTGCCTGTTCCTGGCCCTCCCACCAAAAGCATGTTCTGAAGCTCGCCCTTCTTGACCATTTCGGCGAAATATTCTTTCATGCGTTCAGGAAGAACGCATTCAGAAATCGTTTTAGGGCGATACTTCTCAACCCACAAAAATTCTTCACGATCTGTCATTATATTCTCCGCTTAATCAAAAATCAATCAGTTTCAAGCGCAATGAAGTACTCAAGTTCAGGAGTGTCTTTAGTCGCACTAGCTTTGAATTGTGCAATGCCTTTCTTGGTGATAGCAACTTGATAATCAGCTGGAATCATTTTCAGATTCTCAACCTTCAAAATATATTCGAATTTATCCTCAGAAGATTCAACGCCAGTCTCAACGGTGTACTGATTACCG